CGAAGAGTGACCTGGCAACAGCCCGTGGTCGACGTCGCGAGCACGGGCGTGCGGGCGAGCAGTACCTGCAGGACCGGATGTTGGAATTCACCATTGATGATGAGTTCCTGCCTTCGGGCCGACGGGGCGGCCAAGGCCGCCCTGGTAGGGAGGAGTTTTAATACCTCCCAGTCCCTTGGGGGAGGGGACTATTTAAACTCCCCCCGTTTTTAGGGGTTGCACGTTGCAACCTCTCTCGGTACTTGGATCGAGGGAAAACCCAGGAAAAATTCTCAAATTTTCAATCCAAGTTTAAATGGCAGGAAACAAGAATGCGCGTAAGCGCAATCAGCAATCTTCTAAGCGAAAGCCCGTTCCGCGCAGTATTGCTCCCACGCAAAGTGGCTTCGACTCAGCGAGTGCGGCTTACCTGCGGTTGCTGGCAGATCCATGCGCCGCAGATATGGTGGCACCGACTTATGGCGGCACTGGAAGTGGTTATCTCATGCGCACAAAGTACGTGTTGGCCGCAGGCGCGGTCACCGACTCCGTGTTCGAGTTTACCCCACAGTTTGCCACCCAGCCATACCGGTTGAGTACTGCCGGTACCACTGGAGGAGCATTGTCCGCTGCGGGTTTGGTCACGCTACCTACCCAGTTGGTTAACATCGCTGGGACTTACAGGTGTGTGGCCGCCTGCATGAAGGTGTACTACACCGGTTCGGAGCTCACTCGCCAGGGTATTGTGGCATCTGCACTCACCGGCGGCCCGTACCTCCTTGCTGGGGTTACCCCCATTGAGGCGGCCCCGGGGTTTGCGGAGAAGTCCACTCGGTACGTCCGCTTGGGGACAGAGATGCACGAGGTGCGGTGGGTGCCACAGGAAAGTGATCAAACTTTTGTCTCGACCACGCAGCCCGAGACAGTTTCCGATGGGCCTGCGGAGGGTGCGACGCTTCAAATGACAGTCGTCAACGCCCCCGCGAGCACCATTCAGTACGAGGTCACGGCTGTTTGGGAGTGGACCCCGCGCACCGACCCCGGCAGTTCCACCGCCGGCGGATCAATCGTGTACGCGCCGCGCGCGCCCGCCACGCCGCTGCCTCTCAATGCCACGCTTCATCGCATTGGGGACCTTGCGAAGTTCGCCACGGACCCGGCCATGCACGAGCAGGCCGGTCGACGCATTGCGAGCACCCTAGCCTTCGGCCAGGGTGTTTACAACGCCGTCAAGTATGTGGGCGCGGGCATGAAGATGGCTGCCCGCATTGGTGGGAGGGCTGCTCCACTGCTGCTTATGTAATAGGAGGATGGTTCCTCCTTCCACAAGACACGTGGTTTTAATAACCGTTCGATTCGGC